CCTGCATATAGTCTTTGAACCGTAGAGCAAGTTGTAGAAAACTGGTCAGCACTAGGAGCATAAAGAGCATAGTGCATATAAAGAGAATTTGTACCACTTTGATTCCAAACATCTGTCTCACAAGTAATTCTATAGATTCCAAAAGGTAGAAAAAAGCTTTCCCAATATTCGTCTTGTGCGTAGTCAGTATTAGCTGTTTTCGTTCCCTCTGTTAGCCAGCTACAATTTCCAACTTTACTAGAAAACTTTCTTACATCGTATTCCGAAGCTGCATTTCCGTCACCAACACCTACTTGACCGTCTACATTGTTGTCGAGTCTTTCCTCCATATCGCAGCCGATTTGAAATGCACCATACTCATATCGAACAGTTCCATCTGAGTTTATAACCATTGATTGATTATCAAAAGGTGTATCTCCGCCGAAAAGTATTGTTTGATCGGCAGAAACGTCATCAACTACACCTATTGTTACTTTATTATTTCCATTTCCAGTTCCGTCGTAAATAGATAAAGATCCGTTTGAGTCAGTTCCATCTGAAGCAATGAGGTCTAAATTGTGGTCAATATATATATAAGGCGTATCTGTAACAGTCGCATCACTAGCTATTATCCCATTTTTAAAGTCTAGTGCATCAGCATAAGTAGTAACAAGAACACCATTATCATAAATACTTGGTTTCCCTAAATTTGGAATATTAGATAAGTTAATTAACTGTGGCGATACACCATTATCCATAAGAATTTTATAACTAGGTAAAATAAGGTTAGTATCTGTCTGCTCAGGAAAATCGTCCATATCAAGCTTAACAGAAATAACTGCGTTACTGCCAGACGCTGCTAATCCATCATCAAAAGATATTAGCCCAACATCTGTAGCAAGAGCATCTGTAGAACTAGTTGGATACGCTGTCACATTTTGAATAGAAACAGAGCTACCAGCACCCCATGCAAGCTGACCTTCAGTACCTGTAGCTTTTAATACAAGATTATCTGCTGGGGCAGTCGTTGGAAGTTTTAGTGTATAAGTAGCCGTTAAATCATCAGGAGCTTCAAGTCCAACATAATTACTACCATCATTAAAAGGCCCGTAAAACCTTAACTCCATTACTTCTGTATCTAGTTTTGGATCACCCAAAGGAAAATTAGCATATAAAGCTGCATAACCTTTACCAGTAAATAAGTCCTCTCTAATAGAGACAACATGGTTATCTGTTACCATAGCTACATAAGCGGCATTGACAGTAAGAGCAGAGTTAGTAAGTGTTACAGTTGAGTCATTGATACCGTTACCAGCCTGCATATTTATAGTATCTAATGAGGCAGTGGTATCTACAAATGTAGTGTTATCCCCATCTTGTATTCTAAAAGGATTTGTCCAACCTAGGCTAACTGCTTGTGTAGATCCGTCAGTAAAAACATTATTAGCAGAAAGGAATTGGCCCGCAACACCTTCGTTTTCAGGTAACCATATTTTATAATCATTATCTACAAATAAAGGGGCCGTTAGCGAGATCCTATTAGAACCATTGAGATCAGGCTCAACAAGAACAAGCGACCCTCTATCTAAAAGATCACCTGGCAGACCATAAAGTGTAAAGTTACCTAGATCATCGTAGACTGCATTTCTACCTCCAACACTCATCACTATTTGGAGAGCGCCCATATTAATGGTATTAGTTAATTGGTCAGTATCTACAAATGTGTCGTTATCGCCATCATTTATTCTAGTAGGATCATTAGCGCCGCCACTTAAATCTTGAATTAAAACTTTTTTAAATGATGAGGCATCAGAATCCCAAGTAAGAACGGTATCATTTGCAGGATCAGGCGTAGAGTCTAATACTTGACCATCTATTAAACTATCTAAAGTAAAAAGTTTTATATTTTCAAGACTTGTTCCTTTTTTACTAAATGTAGTGGCAGAATCCTCGATAATAACTAGATCATTCCCTTCTAATGCAGTCTTTGTCGCTATAGCTAATATTTCACCACTAACATTGTCATGGATTGCATCTCCATCAGTGCTAGTGCCTAAAGAAGCAGGATCAACCCAACTCATTACGCCTGTTGGTGTGACAGCTAAAAGAGACTGTGGAACAAGGGCGGCGGGTTCTTGGTTCGGTAATGTGTATGCTTTACTTTGCCCTAAAGCTGGAGCAGAAATAGTAAAAGTATCAGTTCCATTTGTACCTTGTTCATGGAAAACTACCTTCCCTTCAACACCGGCCCTAGATAGTAAATGAAGCTCATTATTCTCAAGTTTAATATGTTCAACTGGATCAGGTATTCCATTCGTAAATACCGAAAATGTAAGGACAGCATCTTCACCAGTATTGGTAACGTCTGTCCATTTAGTTTCAATCTTTGAAGCGTGTTCTAATAGATTAACTGAATTTTCAAGCCAAACTGACTGTTCCGCACCAAAACCAACTGTTGGAGTAGATGAGACATCCATTTTATGTTCAAATTTTAAATAAGTTTCAACCTGATCTTCGCTACCAGATGTATTAGTTAAAATAGGGTTTATTAGCGGCAGGAAATTATTAGTAGTATCTATCTTGAAGACGTTTGTTAGAGTTGTGAAAAGTCCATCGACTTTAAAAGTAAAATCTGATTGATTAACAAGCTTAATAAAAAAAGCATCATCAGCAAAAAAATCCGCCGTACTATCACCATCGGCATCAACTAATTGGAGAGAACTTGAGCTAGTACCACCGCCACCAAGAGGAGTCCATGTAGTTCCACCATCAACAGTAGTTTCGAGGCCTCCAGATTCAAACCTGATACCACCATCTGTATCTTTAAACTTTAGCGTATTTTTTAAAAGCTTGACCCCATCACCGCTAAATATTGCAGCGTTTTGAGCATTGCCTTTTATGTGAAATGAGAGAAACATAAAGATAAAAATTAATAGATTACGCATTATCACCCCACAAAATTCATTACAATTGTACCGCTATTAATTGCAGTATTAAAAAGGGATCTTATAAAAATACCAGTCCCTGCTGGCCTAACAACCTCCACGACTCCACCACCTAGAGGCAAATTACAGATACGGTTCGTCCCTGCTGCATCATCGTAAAGGGCCATAAACTCGCCGATATCCTCTATTACTTGGATCTTAACTATGTCTGCTGCTAAAGTATGTATCCCTAAAGGCGGACTAGCTGAAGCTGGTATATTTGTTACAGAGGAATCAATCGGAGTAGCAATAAAATCTACAACACTTCTGTTGACTGTTCCACCACTTACTACTGCTACTGGCAGTGGTATATCGTTCGCTGGCGTTACGGTATCTTGTAATACAGTTGTTGTTGCGCCATCTCTAGTAAACTGGACAAGACCACCTGTTCCTCCACCGCCGCCACCGCCTGCGAAAGCTGTAGCTTCATCTACTATAACTCCATTCAAATATACAAAATTAGACATTTACTTACCCTCTGTTGAAGCTGAAAGTGAAATATTAACAGTCCCTTGTGTTACTCCTAAAGGTACTGTCCTAAATCTCATGTACCCAAAATCCATCAAAGGGAACGCTATTTCGTGACTACCGCTTAAAGCGTTTAAAACGATGGAAGTAGATACAATTGAGCGCCAATTTTCTGTATCATTTGAAATTTCTACAATTACTTGCGCAGTAATAGCATCTGCTCCAACCCATTCAATAAGGACTCTGCCCTTATCTAAAAAAGCTGCATCTGTGTAGTCTGATTCTAAAGCTTGAGAAAGATCACCGTCTACTAGTGCTTTCCAATTACGAATAATGTTTCTTGTCATTTTTTTCTCCCTTTTAGGGTTATCTAGTTAATCTACGCTCATTATCTGTTCTATCTGATAATGGCCTCTTTTTAAAAGGTCTTGCGCTTGTTGGAGCCTGTTCTTGCTGGGCTTGTAAACCCATATTTTTGTTACTCAATTGTAGCATATTATAACCTTCTACTGTCAAAGTTGGATCTGCGCTTTCCTTAAATAATTTCTTTAGTTGGCTTTTTTGAGATGGGCTTAAGTAAGCGCTACCCATTTGCTCAACTAATCTTTCTATTAATAGATTCTTGGTAGCTGGATATAATTCATCCATTATCTGAGATGTTTCATTTGTTATATACCCCATAGATATTTCTTTAAGCATCTTTTGTGGGTTTTTTATTAAATGCTGTATCCTAGCAGCTTTTCTATGTTCATAACTTTGTATTGTGGAAACTTCTGGAATTTTATCTACATCGGTTTCTTGTGGCAAAGCGGATTCAATTAACTGTTTTGATTTGTTAAATTTTCCAACTAACTCTGTAGATGTTTCTGGTAAAAAGTCTATTAGAGCTGGATTATCCTCAGCGAATGACTCTATATCTTCCTCTAAAGAGCTTGCTATATAATCAGGTTTATAACTAAGAAGTAATTCATCACTAGTAGCGATACCCATAATTGCAGACTTTATAAGTCCTGATTCCAAGAATCCCTTCGCTGCTTCGTCTACACGCTTGTACCACTTGTCATTTTCTTTAGTTATTTTAAGCATATAAAAAGCTTTCATTTCTGGCGTGGATCTTCTCAATAGGTTAGTGCCTAAACCAAGAAAAGGGTCAATGCCAATACCGATACTAGCAGTTGTCATAATATCGCTAAAACCTATGCTCCCCCTAGTTACTCGACCTGCTATTTTATCTTCTAATGTATTTCTTATCCCTATATAAGTTGCATATTGATCTCTAGCATTTTTATACTTTTGGAAAACCTTTTTAGGTGCAACTTGTTTGATATGTTCTTGGTAAATATCTTCTAGCGTTTCTCCTATTGCTCTCGATGCCTTCGGCTTTATCGCCATATAGCCATCTGTGAATGGAGAGTGTTTATAACCTTCATTTCTGTAATTTATAGAGCCTTTTCTTAAATCATAGGCCCTAACATTTTCAGAAAGGTTTTTGTCGGCAAACATACTTTCCAGCTCATCTTGGATATGCTTAACCTCTTTCCTGTCCATCGTACTTGGTATTTCTGTTTTGTTTAATAAGCCGTCTAACTTGTTTTTAATTCTAGTTTTGAGTGCACCGTAAGTAATTCCAGTTGAGTACTTACCAGTGCCTCTAAAAACGTCATTGTCATATTTATGTATGGCATTTTGAACATCTTCCATGTCTCTCGACGCCTTAACTAGCCTTTCCTCTGCTACGTCAACAAAAGACTCTATGCGACCTTTATCTGTTCTTAAAACTTGTTTAGCAACCTTTATTTTACCAAATCGCCCACCAGTCAACTCTCTAACAATTGATCTAATTCCAGACTCCATTCTTTTGGCGTCCATAGGCCTCAGTTTCTTTCTTTGCCCCTTACCTACTCCAATTAATGAAAAAATAGAATCTTGTGCGGCACTTATCTTTGGCCTACCTAAAGTAGTCCCTCTTACATGGCTTAATTTATCTATCTTAGTTATATATATATTGTTGCCAATTCTTATACCGTCTTTAGCTTCTATTAATTTTTGAATGGCTTTCCTATTTACGGTAACTGCATCTCCAAAATGTGTTTCGTTAAAATCGTCTATCTTTTTTTGTATCCTACCTAGCCTGTCTTTAGTGTCACTTAGTGTTTTTCTCAGATTGTTTCTATTTTTGTAATATTCACCAAGTCTTGCTTCTTCAAACAAATCAAGTTGTTTATTTAACGATCTTTTACCTAAGAATTTATTAATATTTGAACTGGCGCCTGAAATTTTACTGTCTATACCTTGAACCTTACTAACTAGTTCATCTCTTTGCGCTTCTAAGTTTGTATAGTTAATTAGTTCCTTGTCTGAAATATTAGTAAAACCAGCATTTTCTTTATCAATCAAAGCATCTAGTGTTGGGTTTTTTTTCCAGCTCTCTTTTGCCATTATCTCAGCATAGTCTGGACGTAAATAATCTGCAATTTCATCTATAGTGTTACTGTTATTAAAATCAATAATATCTAGCTTTTCAGCCTCGTCTAACGGTAAATACCTATCACCATATTTAAGCCTTAAGACTGGCTCACCTTGATTATTTTTTGCTACGGTAAAATGTACGGCAGTTGTTTGACTATCAAACCCAAGAGCATCGTTAATTTTATCCGATGGAAGATTGTCCATCTTAGAGTTTGGAACATCATTATAGTGGGTCTTAATCCAATCTTTGTGTTTGTCATCGAGATACTTAATTGTTGATTGAGTAGCCTTTGCTAAAGCACCAATAAAGCCACCGCCAATAACACCTATCTTTCCTGCTTCTACTGAATTTTGAGCTATATTCGCCTTGAGCGCCTCTGCTGTAAAAGCTGGATCACCTACTATCGTTTCATTTAAACTATCAAATAAATTATATAACTGAGAGTCTACACCGCCTTGAATGGCCCCTCTTGTAATAGATTCTGTCCATCCAGCAGCCTTGGCAGCCTTGGCTAGTGCTTCAGCCTTGCCTACATCCTTAGCCGACCTAAAAGCAGGAACAGTGTTTTTAAGTGCTGTGGCCCCTTTTATGAGTCCATCGGCAACCTTTACGCCAACTTTATCAACTAACCGAACGCCTGATCCCAAAAACTTCCAGCCCTTATCAATAATACCTAAAGATTGACCAAATTTTTGAAATGCTTGTAATCCTTTTAAGGGGCCTAGAGGCGAATAAAAAGATCCTACGATCCCTGCCCCTGCGCCTGCCATTGATGCTTTTGGGTTATGTTCTGCTCTAAGCTTGATATCTTCTGCTGTTGTTAAATTAACGGCTTCAGCAATTGATGGATAAGCACCCACTGTGAGGGAATCAGCAACACCTTCCACAAAGGCCGTTCCAGCCATATCCCCATACTCATCTCTGACTCTATCAGCCTCCTGAGCTTCACCGCTATACCATGTGTAATTAGAATTATCTCCTAAAGACATTTCCGTTAGTGCTTCTCGTGGAGAAACTTCAACTATCTGGCCTTCTTGATCCAACAGTTTAACTGGCTTATCAGAAGGGAATCCATAAGCACCATTAACCAGTCCCTGAGCCGCCATCTCATCTGGCACTATCTCATATTTTCCTGTTTGGTAATTGTATAACCTATTCATTTAGGCCCCTAATCGGCTGAATTTTCAACAGAAATAGTTGGTACATATTTTGATTTAGTTTTTCCACCTTTGTTTTGTAGCAATCGTCTTAACATCTTACGCATTTTTTTAATTCTTTGTAGGTAGTCCCTTTTTACATCTGAATGTGGGAACCCCTCATAATCTTCACCAGTATGAATTTTCATAGTATCATCTAAGTCTTTTAGCTCAAGATTTACAAGGTGCTTAATCCTATCTACTTTGTCCGAAAGTAACCAACCTCTAGCGACTTTACCTACTCTGTATAGTTCATCATCCCTAAAAGAAGCACCTGATCTACCCATGACTTTATTAACAATATATTCATCGACTAAGGCAGCGTAATTATCAATCCCACCTTTAGTTACTGGAACTATATCTTTTGCTATAGTTTCTATGACTTTCTCTAAGAATATTGTAGCTGCATTAATTTTCTCTATTCTAAGCTTTCCTTCGTACTTCAAATCAACTTTACCATCACCTAAAGATTTTAATTGATCCATATGATCTTTTTTGTGTATTGATGATAGTTTTGATAGTACCTCTCTATTTTTCAGTTCTAAATCATTGGCCAATTGTTGCGCTCTAAGCTTAGCTTCTGCTGATTTAACCTTTGCTCCTTGGAGTTCAATTAATGTCTTATATTTATTTCCCAGATAAAGCTTTGCTGCATCTTCAGGAGCTTCTGGATACTTCATTTTCATAATATCCATTAAATATTTAATTTTTTTACCACCACCGCTTTTACTTTTTGATGCCTCTTTTTGTGCCTCAATGTCTTTATCCATAAGGTTTTGAATATGAGTTAAAGCATTGTTAGTGCCGCCACCAACACCGGCCATGCCCACGCCGATAGCAAGCATTATTTTATTGCCCGTATTCATGTCTTTAAAAATTCTTTTTGGGTCAACTTGCGTTTCTACAACATCTGCATTGATATTTTTAATAGCGTTTTGGAGTTCTTGTATTTCTGCTCTACGCTGTTCTTGAACTATTAAGTTTTGCTTATATTGTTCATCTAGTTCTTTTTGATATTGTTGTAAATTAAGAGCGTTGGTTTCCAATTGGTTAGAAATGCCTTGTGCTGCTGTATAAGTTTTTTGAGCTTGCTGTTGTAAAGTTTGGGCCTCACTTACATGGGCTAAAGTTTCATTTTCTTTTGCGGTCTGAAGTCCCTTCATTGCTTGAGCTTCTGGAGTTTGTACCACTTTAGACGGTTGTGCTATATCTTTCATCCCTACTGGAGCTGCCTCTTGAGGCGCAGGCGCTGGAGCTGTCTGACTTACAGGATTAGCAAAATAACCTTCCACATTAATTGGCTCTGTTTGATCTTCTGGTCTGGCCAAGTAAGTTGGTATTTCATCTACATTAGAAGGCCCCTCAGTGGCCCTTGCTTCTCGCAACTTATTTATAGCATTTTTTTCTATATCTTTTGTCCCTACTGGAGCAACCATTTTAATACCTCTTGTCTTTCATCCTAATTATCCGACATCATCTTTATTCTTTTTAGGAATTTATCCATATTTAATTCTCTACCATTAGGCATATCTGGATTTTTGTCATATACGTCCCACCCATCATCTTCACTTTCGGAATCAGATCCTCCTTTACTCCAATCTTTTAACCAGCTAGGGCCATACTTGTCTTTGACCATATCAAGTGCTTTATTATCTTTACCGACTCCTGCAAAGCCTGTACCGATAGCAGTAGCAATCTTTTGACCTGTGGTAGGTTTTTTTGCCCCATCTAAAAACCCTTTAGGGGCATCGACGTCCTTCCATTTTTTGGCTTGCCCTTCTACTTCTTTTGCCCCATCTAAAAACCCCTTAGGGGCATCGACGTCCTTCCATTTTTTGGCAAGACCTCCTACTTCTTTAGCTTCACCACTTCTCATTAACGCCTTTGCAAATTTCATAAATCCTTCCATATTAACCTCTTAATTCTTTTATTTTGTTTAATTCATTAAAAAAAGTATCGTCATAGGGGTCTAAATTAGTATTCCACAATTCTTCACCTTTTTTTGCAAAGAAAACGAAAAGAGGCGTGATAAGAGCTTTGAGGATCTTTGATTTTTTAACTTTTTGAGCAAATTTTTCACCATTCTTTTTATACCAATTACGGAACCAAACAGGGCCATGATTAAAGATGTAATTTCTAGCGTAGATCCATCTAATATCGCCTACCCCAAAAACTGCTCTGGCTACCCAGCAACCACCCATCATTGCAAAAGTTGCTATACCTTCACCGATACCTTTTACTGCTTTTTGTCTGCGATCTGAAGAATCTTGATGAGCCTGCCTAGCAACATTACTTCTACTTGTCTGCTGCGCTTGAGAGTTTAGAATAAAATCAGCTAAGCTTTTTCTAGCACCCATCTGTTCCTGCGCTCTCATTGTTCCACCTTCTGAAGCAACCCCTCTGGTCATTTTTCCAGCTTGTTGAGCATACATTCTAGCCTTTGCCCCTTGGCTTAATCCTGACATCCCCTGAAGTCCACCTCTAATGTTTGCAAGACCTTGAGCTGTACCTTTCCTCATTGCCTCCATAGCAACACTAGGGCCTTTACCTTGAGCTTGCTGCATAAGCATATCAGCCAATTTATTTTGCTTACCTTCAAATTTAACAGGGGCCATCTTGTATTTTTCAGCGCCAAAAACTTTCTTTCCTAGCCCTATTGCACCACCTAAAAGACTACCAGCACCCCCAACAAGACCACCTACTGCGCTACCTATACTACTAAAAAGACCCATAACCTATCCTTTCTTCCGTTCACTTATTTTTCTTAAACCAATCTTTTTGCCAACCTTAAGGGCCATACCTTCTAACTGGAAACCTTCTCCAATGCTACCATTTAAACTACCGTCGGAAATAGTAAATTTTATAGCACTACATTTCTGTCTTGAGAGGTGGATATCCCATTCATAAACACCAGTATTTTCACCGTTATTCACATTTGTGGGAGGTGTATCTACCTCGTAAAGACCTTCAGGCGTTAATGTTATCGTTTCTGTGCTATATTCTTCAAAGTCATAATAAACATCAACATAAAAAATATGGTCTGATTTCCATTCGCCCGTGATAAACAACCTTTTTACTCTTTGATATTCGGCTATATCACCAACCCTAAGCCATCCTGTTGTTATCTTTTGTCTTAGGTATTGAGTATTATTATCAACTTTATCAAAGTAAGCGTCAGTTTCATCTATTATAGATCCATCATTTCTTAAGATTCTTAGTGTGCCATTCCCATAGCTCATATCTATGGAATTAATTAGAAATGAACCCTTCCATACTGTCCATTTTATCGGATTCTCGTTTTCGTTCATATCTAAACATAGAATTTCTTGATTATCAGTTAGCCACATTATTACATTTCGATTTCTGTGGATAAGCGACCTTAGTATCTTATCGTCTTGCCTGCTTGATACCCCCATATCTATATCTATAACGCTTAAGCCTTTAGTGATAAGCTTCCAACCCTTATAAGACTTGAAGATTACCCCCATTGTTACGCTTATTACCGATTCAGAATCAATGCAACCAATGGCATCACTTACAAGACTAGGAAGCGTATGTGTCTCACCTATTCCAACATTATTAGGGCCATCACCACCAACCACAAAAATAGATGTCTCCTTAAAGCATATAAGATAATTTTCTGTACTTGCTAGAGCTGTTAATCCAGTTTTTTGGCCTTCCTTGTCCCTATCCACAAGAAAACTTAGAGTATCATTCCACTCCAAGCCTCTGCCTTCAATTAATTGTTTTGAGTAAAAGATTTTATTCTTGTACTGAGAGGAAACTCCATAAATTCTGTTATTATGATTAGTTACATAACTTAGAACTGGTGGAGTCGTATTTTCTAATTCTGATACAGCAGAAAGCTGGCCAATATATAATTCTCCACCAAGTTCAGAATCATTAAGATTATCAATAAACTCTTCAAGAGCAAGAGTCCCGTTTAAAAAAGCTGGTGGCAACTTATGCCTTTTTACAAAATAAAATGTTTCTGGATTACCTGCCTTTGTTCTATATACTGCTACAAAGTGATTATTATAATCTGAGAAATGGTACGGAAGGTAGGAGAGCGTAGCAGGATTAGAAAAATTTGTTTCAGAAGCCTCTTTTTGTATACTGGACTGAGAGCGAATAATGTTCCCATTATTATCAAATGTTTCGTACACCAATTTATAATAAATTTTGCCAGTAGTGACTGTGTCATGAGCGACATCATCAAGATCTGGTGGATGGGCAAAGCCAAGCATATTTGGTACATTGCCTACAATATTCCAAGCAAAACTACCATTTAACACAAGGTCATTATTAAAAGTTGTTCTTTTTAATTGTTGGTTATAAATACGGATAAGCTTAAGAACGCTATTTCTTCGGCCCGCAATACCACCAACAGACGTTCCATAAACATCATTTTGTATAACAGGAGAGTAATATAAATCTCCATTATATTCTTCTAGGCGAGATAAAGTCTGGTAGCCACCCCAACTTCTTCTCCCCGATAAAAAATTAGTTGGCCTATCTCCCACATTTGTTAAGGCCATCATTTTTACATTAACTGCATCTACTAGAATTTGGCTATAATTTCCATCTGTTACATAAGCCAAGATAAAACAAGGGAAGCCTTGATATTCAATCAGATTAGTTAAAGCAAAAGTGTTAGCTAGGTAATATTGAAGCTCACTATTAACTGTATAATCATCATTAGCAAAGAAATTTGACCACAAAAAGATGGAAGTGAAGGAGTTAAAAGGTTCCGTTAAAGCATTATTTCCAGTTACAATAGTTATTACACCATTTTCATAAGGAATTGTGCTGGCCGAAAGTGGCATACCCGCCGTTCTACCCGGTGCAATACGGTTTATAGTTATTGTGCTATCAAGACTTCTCTCTGTGACGATAGTTCCATCTTCACTGTAGCCGAACCAATTTATATAAACTCTATCTCTAACAGGATCAACACAACCACTTACAACATAACCACGGGCAATATCACGTAGTAGTACCGTATGAAAAGCCCCCTTAACGCCAACTGCTATAATCCCAACACCATTTGAATCGCAAACATCATAATCAGAAAGAAGCGGAAAGTCTGGTTCATAACGGAAGGAAAAAAGTAAAGGTCTAAAGTCGGTAGGTAAACCAATTGTACCCTGTATTTGATAAATTGCGGTAAAAACAACATAAACATAATCTGTATTATCAAAATATCCTGTAAAGACATCGAACCCATTTTCAACAAATCTATCAGGGTTTTCATAGGTAACACCATCGGTTGTAAGCGTAGCAGGAACATTAATCGTAAATTGAGTTTTATTAATTGCGGCACCAAAATCAACGCCTGCGAATCGAGGCGCCTCAAATACCTCAATTCCTACTGCTGATTCAGTTGTTTGTGTTCCAGTAGTATCTCTAAGTTCAAACGTAACATGATTAAAAACTCTACCTTTAGTAGTCACGGCCATACGACTCGTACCTATTGAAAAGTTATCGTTTACACCTAAACTTTTCCCACCTTCAATGGGCAGTAAGCTTTTTTTATCTAAACTAGCCGTTTGATACTCAATATCGCCATAAGATATCCAATAACCGACATCATTCTGGTGTATTTCAGCATTAGGAAAGCCAAAACCACTAAAAAGATAAGGACTAGGACGGTTATCGTTTTGGAACTCACTTAACCCAATTGTACTTAGAAGCTCTATATACTCTACGGCCAAAACATGAGAAATTTGTTGATAATCTAAATCTATCTTTTCGGTATTATAATTATATGTACCCATCAGTCTATCATAGAGTAAAAAATCCTTGTCTCCAGATGTTACAATTCCTCTGGGCGTTCCTTTTATCCCGTCAAGGTAAGGTTCACTATCTGATTCAGGATCTGGAGGATTGATAGTCCTTTGAACAAAACCATTTCTTTTTTTTGGATATCCGTCTTCATCTAAAGTTACGTTTTCGAGTAGTTCTGTTTCTACTGTTTGCTTTATAGATGAATCATCTTTCATCCCACCAGTTATATCTATCGGGATTATTCCTTCTTCCATCTAAAACACCCATAAACTAACTTTGCAATTAGCCCCTGCTTGTAGTCTCATGTGTAATTTTTTATCAAAGTCTGTTGGCGTAGTATTCCAAATATTAGTATTTGCATTTATATTTATAACAATAAATCCTAAAATATCTCTCTCTAGTCCATGCGTGACTTTAGTTCCACCAGTAGATATATCAATATCTTTTAAGTAAGTTCCTTCCATTGGTCTGAAACTATTTTGCGGTTTAAATTCATTAGTCACATCATCTTTTTTTTGTCTTTTTTCTCTTATTTCAGATAGGGCCTTAACTTTCTGATCTAATGACTTAAAAGTTTGGTCTATTTCCTCCGTACCTGTTTTTTTCAAAATGCTGTGTATGTGGCTCCTAATACCCATAGTAGTAATCCCTATCGGTATTGCTGATTATTATTTTGCCTGCTTTTATGTGATAGCCTAGTAAAAAGAAGTGACTTGTATTCCTTCTAACATCATTAACCTGATGAACCTGTCCAACATCTCTTGACCTCGACATGGCCACGATCCTTTCTTCTGCTTCAGATTTTTCTATCATAATCTGTGAGATATCAGATTCTTCCTTAACAAGACATTTTATTGCTGCACTAGAAGTTATGAAATCATCCCAGCCGTTTTGTATTTCAAAAGCATCTGAATCACCAAGCGCCTGTGTAGGCATTGGCACATAAGTTAATTCAAATTGGTTTATAGAGGTATTAAGTTTCCCGTAAGTGGCCGTTAGCCCATCAATTTTTTTTATTGGATATCTTATTCCGCTACTTACAGCACAAACTGAAATAACTTTGTAAAGCTCAGGATCTAGCGAAGATATATCAAACTCAGGGCTTTCCCCGACTTTTGTTAGTGTTGTGCTTGCTGAGAAATATTCATCACCGAAAGTATTGGTCAAGATATCGTAAAGATGTGAATAGGCAGTATTTATGTAGCCATTTATTTCGGTATCAGTAACAAAGTTAGACCTTTCCATGTTGGCCCTTTGCCTTGTTACTGCTCTAAGCTCGGCTAAAGTTTTAGAGGCCATTTAGTCCTCCTTAGACATTTCCCCTTCCATTTCAAGGAAAGAAATCGCTGATTTTAACGCCTTCGCCAACATTTCTGCGTCGTTTGTTCTAATCGCCTGAAGCATAACATTGGCAGCTTCCTTAAGGCCTTTAGAGGTGGAGGACTCGCTAGAACCCTCCACTACCATGCCTTGCCTTCTGACCTTCTCTTGCATATTTAGCATATTACTGCCTCATACCTGAGTTCTTCAAAGTTATTTCAAGTCTTATTTTAGATCCATCACTAGGGTCAGTCGGAGTTGCTCCAGCTAAACAAAAAACAGATAAAGTTTTAGAGTCTTTTACTGCTTCTTCCTTAATTTGGAACCTTAAGTCCTCGCCTGCAACCGCTTCAAGAGAGCCGTTTAGGTCTAGTAACCTGTAATAAGAGTCCTGTAGAGTTATTAAATAGTCTCCTGCCGCCGTTAAAGAGACAGACTCAACACCATTACCATACATCAAAGTAGGAACGCCTGCAGCCCCAATAGCGACTTCTGCGTAAAGCTTAACTACAGCTCTTTCCATGTGATAAAGGTTGTTTTGAAAATTACGATTTGCCATTGTTCATCCTTTTAAAAGGGAAAGGGAGAAGCGGCTAACCTCTCCCTTATTCTTAATTATTTATTAATCAAGTGCTACTCTAGCGTTTTTGCCCGGTGCAGTACAAGCCATCTGGAAATAACCACCAACTCTTAGTTCTGAAGAATCAGCATTGTTATTTCTTAGAAGGTTGTTTCCATCTAAATTCAAGATTCTGATTGGAGCCTTAAGAGAGTGCAGACACCATGTATCCATTTTAATCCCATAAGCTACTTTATCTCTACACATTGGGTCAGCGATAACTGTTACAGGTCTTTTCCCTGAAGTAAGTTGAATACCAGTGAAACCGATATCAGCTCTACCGTAGGCGTTTGTTTTAACATATTGAACTTTAGCGCCTAGAGCGTTTTGTAGTTCTTGGTATTTCTTCCAGTTTACAAAGTAATAATCAAAGAAAGCACCTTCTCTACCTGAAGTTGTGATCCCTTTAGTTAGAGCTTCTTCGATTGGAAGTCCAGTTCCATCAACTCTGATTCCTGCAAGTCTTGTAGGGTCAACTGAACGGTCAACACCAAAAAAATCGTCACCAGCTAATGGGGCTGTGGCTGGAATCCAAGCATCTAGGCCTGACATTCTTGCTTCTTTATCACCATCAGTGAAGATGAAAGAATTAGCAACTACGTTAGCAACAAGTAGAGTTACGGCCAATCCATCAGTTTTTGTAACTGAAATAATTCCATTTTCTCTATCTACTGAAGCGATTTTAACTAGTGTAGTTCCAGCTCCATCAAGATCAATATCAGTTCCGCCAACTTCTAATGAAAATAAGTCAAGAACTTGATCTACTTCAAATTTTACAACATCATCAACTTCTTTAAGCTTGATAAAATTACCATCGCCAGCAGTTCCAGCTAAGGCATTAGTAACAGAAGCATAAACACCTTCTACTTGCCCAATTGTACCTGAGTTATTACCGTAAACTGACCAACCCATTGCATGAGTCATTGTTTCAAAAGCACCGTCCATTTCAGACTTAAGCCATCTTACGAAAGCTCCCATGTCTTTTTCTGAAGCTTCTACTTGCTCGTGATCTACGTCTACCATTGAATAGTCTTTTACTCTTTCAAGAAGAAAAGATTTATACTTTGAATTAGACTTGTTTGCCTTTGCTTGTGCAAAAGTTGCTGAACGCCCTTGAGGTCTACCATGTTTAATTGGTGACTTCATATCAAGTCCATAGAACTCCATAGACTTTGGTAGCATAGCGTATAGCGGGAAATCGTTGTAAGTCATATCCTCAACCACTTTGGCTGGATATAACGTCTTTAAGACTGGTGTAATGTCTAAACCTTGTAATGACATTTTTTACTCCTTTGGGCTATTGCCCTTTAACCATGTTAATTGCGGCACTAATCCGCTCTTGCTCAGTCATTTCATCGGCCTGATATCTACCCGATGGACTAGCAAAGTTGTTTCTGGTCAAAGTTGTTGGAGCATCTTCACGTGGCTCAACATTACGGTCAGCTTGACCGGTCTGGTGTAGTATATTTTCTACATAAGACCTTAGTTCAGGTAATTGTAACGCATTAACTAGGCCAGTTTCAATCTCTTTTTGCACATTGTGGGCATAATCCCCAAAATTTACTCTGCTTAGCCATTTATCTGCGTATTCTTCCCCATATTGTTCTTCAATTTCGTTAAATTCATTTTCAATGGCCTTAAGGACATGGTCTTGTCCGTTGAAGCCAACTAAAACTGGAAAATCTTGTATATGTTCATTTAAAAAGCCGTTCAATTCTGTAGTGTATTGATCGTAGGCTTCATTCATTTCGTATTGTTCTTGTTCTTGCTGCCTTCTTTGGTCATACATTTGTTCAAAACGGCCCTCAAGTTGCTCCATAGCTTGTTGTAGAGCTGTATTATAATCAATTTTATCACCCTCAAGAGTCCCATCATCTTCTTGTTCTTGCATAATAGAATCGGCCAATTCTTTTACGCTCATGCCTTTTTGCTCAAGCCATTTAGAAGGCTTGTTTCTCATTAGCTCTTGATCGTATTGTTGCCTTTGTTGCTCCCATTGAGAGCGCTCTCTTTCATGCTCGCTTTCTCTTTCTTTTTGCAGTTTTCTCTGCCTGTAATGCTCTCTCTCAAGCTCTGCAAGCTTATGAAGTTCATCTAACCTGCCTGCATTGTTTGCTTCTTGAGGATCTTGCGTAGGGCCGGGCTGTTGCTCTGGACTTGCTTTTTGCCTCTCTCCATTAATTTGCTCAACAATAGAATCAATGTTTACGTCATTAGATCCCTGCTGGGGCTGGTTGGGATGCTCCTGCATTGGCGCCGATTGCTGCTGTGTCTGGACTTGTTCCATCTATTCCTCCTAAAAGTTGTTGTTGTTGTGCCATCATCATCTCTTGTTCCATAGCTTGCTGTTGTTGCTGGTTAACGATTGCAATAGCATCACTAACCCATTGCTCAAGTAGGAATATCGAATCTGGTGGAACGTCTACTGTTCTATAGTAGTTAATTGATTGATTAAACATTCTGATACCAAGCTCAAGATCCTGAAATTGATCTGGCGGTATATACATATTTTTTTCGAGGATAGTATCTATTGCGTTTTTGAGAAATTGTTCAGGGGCCATAGTTCTATTCATGTGGGCAGTAACATCTGGGAAGTTAAGCAGACCTTTCCCTTCTTCTGGGGTAATTAAGCCAGTGTCAATTAAGTCTCTTACATCTGCCAATCTGTGAGCTGGTCTATCGCTTAAAAGATTTACTGGGTAAGTCCTAACAACAAAGTCGAGGTCATGCATATCTATTTCTTTTAGATTGATTACTTCGTATCCCTCATCATCAAGCGCTTTACTTGATAACTCTGGGTATTTTTCTGCCGCATTTTCTGCTACTTTCAGATACTTCTCAAAGCATCTCATGTGATAATCTTCCCATTGTTCAGACATAATGCTAAACCTGTCAGACTCAATATCGCTAAATTCTCTCAATGCTTTACCAGAGTCTAAACCAGCAGGCTTTACAGACTGAGCTGTTAATATAGATAAACCTACTTCTTCAAAAGCAAACTTAATCAACCTTTCCAACTGGACAAATAATTCAGGCGGGACGGACATTAGTTGGGTCATTTGAGGCATTGTTTGGCCCATAAACTCTACAACTGTTCCAATAGCATTATTAAGATGTGACTTTGTAATCGCCCCAACTGGACTAAATATCTTAGGGACACAACCTAAATGGATAATCTCGTGGATATCTTTTAAAAGCTTGTTTATTTCTATCTGCAAACTCAATAGCCTTTCTGGGACACCTTGACCGAAAAAGCCTAAAATATTTTCATACATTTTGAAGAACTCGAAAGGAAATTCTGTTTCTGTCCAAGCCTGATCGACTAAGGTTATTTTCCCACAAGTTATAACGTGCCTACCATCTTTTGCACCTTTAGCACTGGCCAATTTCCATCCTTCCGTAACCCTTGCCATTCCTTTTAAATCACTAGCCGAAAAGAAAGCATGATGGGTTATACCACAAGACTCAAATTGATCTTTGTATTTAGGATATTTTTTTTGAAGTGCGCTTATATGAACAAAATCTTCTTGGTATAGGGCCAAAGGCTTCCCATCACCGCTTATAGCTATTTCAGACTCATCAACTTTAATGTTTTCAATTAAAACCGTTTCTGAAGCTGGATTCCCTTCTTCATCCATAAAAAACTTTCTTGCTGTAGTACCAAAGACAGCAGCATGAATAAAATCAACGTTAGACTTTTGCCAATGATTATCGTTATGAGAAACACCTAAGCAATATTTCTCTAGCTTTTTAGCATTTTTTTGCTTCAGACTATTCCCATTCTCAGTCAAGAATCTAGCCTTTGGTTTATGCCTACTTATTTTTGCCTGAGCCGCCTCAATCACTTGCCTAATAATGTTAATTCTTGCCCTTTCACGACTTCTGAATAGGGTAACAACATCATCATTAAGCCCAAAAATATCAGACTGCCCAAAAAGCTTTAAATGAGTAAGGTTTTTATCTGACCTTGTTCCATACCTAGTTCTTAGGTACTCAATATGACCTAGAAGCGCAGGCCCTACTTCATTTTTTGGGTATTCCCACCAAGGTTTGTTCGTTTGAATATGATGTATCATTATTTATCCTTCAAAAGTTCCTCAGAAGTTTGCCAAGCACTATGTTCTTGCTTGTATTTTTTTCGACCTTTTTTAAACTCAGGGCTTTCCCAATCGTCCATAGCATGAACCTTTGATCTCATTTTAAAATACTTTTGTAAAAACTTGTGCATCCTACTTTTTGTTACAGGAACAGGGCCATATAACTTTTCGTCTTGATTGTATTTTTTTATAGTCATAAATTATTCCTTCACATTAAATTCAATCGTTTTAATGATTTTTTAATTGGCTTCGGATCTTCTGGGTAGCTGATTCCTTTAACTCTTATATCGGACATTTTGTGATAAGGTATTTTTTCCCAAGGCTCTTTCTTACCTTGAATATCTACCAAGTCTTTAACATCACCTTTCATTACGCTGGTATCTACATTGCTTTCTTTTAATTTTTTGCCATATTTCGTTTCATATTGAGTTGGCTTCTCTGGTCTATGCACGAATGATTCTTTATCTTTTTCAAACCTTTCCTCTGCGCCTTTTATAACTTTAGGTATATTCACATAGTTTAATGCTGATCCACCAGTTTTTAAGTGCTTTTCTTGTGCCATCTCAGTTTGTCCTGTCTCCCAACTATGATGCCCAATCCCTTTTGGAGATGTAGCGCCTTTCACAACTGTTTCCGTTGGTACTTGCCTACTTTTCCAGAAGCCTCCTTCTCTAGTTGATGGGACAAAGTTCCTCTGTGCATAGTCTTTCATGTGATCGAGTTCATGTAGCATAGTAGAAACTCCTACGTTCTTTTTTGAGTATGTTATCTTTGGCCGTTCATTCTTAACTATATTTAAAGAAAACTGGCCTCTGGTTTTCCTTTTATCTAATTTAGGATCTAACTTTCCAAACTTTCTAATGGTCTTTGTATCTGCGTCGCTTGTCTTAGAACCTATATTAAGTTCACGATCAAATTTATCTAATGTATAATCAATTCCCGCCTGACCTCTATCACGCATTTGCTTTAATTGAGATTGACCAGACTTAAGCGCACCAATATATTCTTTTTTTGTTATACCTTTACCTTCGTAGGTCTTTTTTGCAATACCTGCATATTCATTGACGCCTTTTACGATTTTTTTTGTGTCTACTTCGTGTTCTTTTTTATACTTCCATTTTTTACCTAAGCTATAGTTTGGATCAGCTTTCCTATATGCTATCCCTTTTAATTCCTTAGCTTTTCTTATTAGCCCTTTCTTAAGCTTTTTCCTTTTTTCTTGTTCTCTTGGATCGACATAGTTGGTTTTGGCAATTGATCTATATGAATCGCTCATTTCTTGTTCTCTCTTTTATTCTTAGCCTCTCTCCATTTCTTTTGCTGATTCAATAAAGACTGTCTAAAGGCATCTTTCTTTTTCTTTTCTTTCAGCCACTTTTTACCTTCCTCGCTTTCCATAGCTTTTTTATGGTAATTGTCCAACCAATCACTAAACCTTTTATGTAAAGATTTACCTAAATCTGTATAAGACTTTGGCCTAAGTATCTCTGTCCTTCTTAATCGTCTATAATAGTCATCCATATCTTAATCCTTCCTTAATTTTGGCTGGGGTATTTTGATTGACCCGCCACCTTTTAATCCAGAACTAGATCCACCTGCTTTACTTAATGCTTTTAAAAGCTTATTTGTTTTATTCATCTTTTCGAGTCTTTTCATTTCCATTTTTTTCAATCCCTTAAGCTCATTCGCTATTACTGATTGAGCATTTTTATTGGCCTTACCTTCAGATGGATAATCAAATTTCATTCCTTGAATATCTGCTTTCCTAACAAACTGTTGGGCCGTTCCCATTCCTTTTAGTTCAGGCGCCCCTGTTATCTTATGGCCCTTGAAGCCTATCTTAACCAGTTCAGGATCATGTGGCGGCTTCACCTTTACGCCAATATATGTGCTTGGAAGTCCCTTATCTGGTATCTTATCATGGACTCTACCAACTGTTTTACGGCTACCTACACGCTGTAAATAAAAGTCTGGATTATCTTTTTTTGGATTAAGCTCGAAAACATCTTTAGCTCTTTTTATTTCAGCCACTCTCCTGCTTAATGCTTGTTTAAATGCTTCCTTCATATTTTCCTCTTAATCGAACATCCATTTCGCAATACCTGAATCTTCCAGATCCTCATAATGCTCAGGGTCTAGCTCATATAAGTTCATCTGTTCTTCTGTTAAAGGCGTATAAACTCGGATGCGTTTGCCTTTCTTGCTCTTACGATTTTCATTATATTTTGACCAATCAGGATCTTCGGGCCTTCCAATATCTTTGGTGATGCTTATAGGTTTGTTTTCTATTGTTTTCACCTTTTTTGCTAATGCCTTTTTAAACTTCATAATTTATCTCACCATTCGCGGTTTCCACCTTCGCTCATTCCGCCTATTCTCCCTACCTCTCCATGGTTTTTTTGGAGCGTTGAGGTTAAAATTCCACGTTTTTGGATCCTTAGGCAGAGTTATAAAACCCTCGTAAATTTTATCCTTATCATCCTTAGGCTCTTCTCTTTTATATTTTCTATTAGGTTTTAGAAGTTTTTTTCTATAGAAGTCCTCACCCCAACCATTATTAGACTCAGGCAAAACTATATAACCATCTTTATCATAGATATCACCCTTAGGTTTATTTTTGCCTTGAAATTTTTTTCTTAGTGCATTTTTGAACGCCATCCTCTACCCCTTTTTGCTCCTGTAAAGTATTTAGTTATTTTAAGTTCATTATTAATAATTTACAATTAATTGTGTCATGGACGACGCTGAGGGAAGGGTCGGGGATTGTTTCTCCTATTGTAGTCTCCACCCTTCTCTTTTAATCAGGTACTTGCATACATTAATTCTTCTAGCTCTGCTTTACTCATCTGTTTTAAAGCTAACTGTTGACCCTGCTGTAAAGAAGGATTAATCATTATCTCCAGCTCTGGTGTTTTCATGTGCTGGATTCCAAACTTAATACAAACTTCTGCCAACTCTGTTAATTCTTTTGGTGTTACCATAAAAATCCCATTTCCTCTTTTTCACGCTCTAATTGCTTCATTTCTTCTTTTTCCCATTCTAGCTGTTTTTCATAGCTATGGAGTTTATGCGGTTCTTTCATCTTGAGTCCTATAAAGTGTAATGATTTTCTCCAAGCATATAGGGCAGCATCAGATAAGTGGTTTTGACATCTATCATCCTCTTTTTCTTTCATCTCATCTTTCCAGACAAGCGCCTTCCATTCATCTGCTAGAGCTTCAGTTTTATTTCTTACCAGCTTCACCTTTCCCATCTTCAAGTCATCATTTAAAAGTCTTAAATGTATATTCTTATCTTGCTTTTCAGCGCTTTCTAATTGAATCCCATGCCTGTTAATGATTTCTTGCACGCCCTGTTTGTTAGCGCCATCTATTACCCTGTAGTCAATAGGGTATCTTGAGCATATTGCTTTGATGGTGTTAGCTACATCTGTGAAGTCCATTTCTTCCTGTTTAAAGGCTTCCACGATGTAAGAGGTGTCTGAGTAAGGGCTAGTTATTAAAACTACAAATGCGGTGGCATCGTTGTATCCAATATCCACGCCTAGTATGTGATACCAATCAAACTCATTATTCTTATTAAACTCTGTTACATAATCTCTGCTTTCTTTGAAGTTGATGATAAGCATTTCTTCATCAGTACACCATTGACCCAAATAGTGGGTTTTAAACCATGAAGCATTTACCACTTCTGGGTTATTTGCCTTCATTTCAGCGACTTCTTCAGTCCATTGGTTTTTCATAAAAGGATTTTCGTAGGCAGTCCAACTATGGATACTCCACCCGATATCGAGGTCATTGCCTGTAGTCACCTTTTCAAAATATGTATTAGGAATATTCTCAGGTGTACCAATTAGGCTGAGCCATGAATATGGCCTTAAATCTGCTAGAGCTGGGTTAATTGCCTGCTTAACAATCTTCTCTAATCCTGTTGTGATTGAACCTGCTTCATCTATTGTGGCCTTTCTTAGCTTTCTACCGAGGATCTTTCTCATTTGCTTTTGACTAGCATCCAATCCAAAAAGCTGTATCTGGGTTTTATTGGGCATGATGATTTTATAATCAGCCTTTAAGGGCTTTATGCCTATTTTGTATTCTTCGTCTAGCTCTAGGAAGATATCCCAAATAATGTCAAAGACTGTTGATACTGTAAGACCTCCATAAACTTGTCTGCTATTAGGGAATAGAGTTCCGACCTCTAACATATCTATAGCTTCGCCCATGGACTTTCCTGCCCTTCTGGTACAGAGTGCGGCCCTATGCCTAGCTGTACTTCTGGCATCTAGGTAGGCATTTTGTCTTACAAAGTCTCCATGACGATAATTGGAAACATGAGGTTTGATGATGCCTCTTTTCTTTGCCTCCAGAATAAGCATTTTTTGTGCTGGGGTTAATCTTTTAAAATCCAAGTGCGTTCAACTCGTTTACTAGATCATTCTTAGTTTTGCCCGATGTTTCTACACCTCTAGCTTTAGCTAATGACTTAAGCTCTGTTAATGTGAATTTGCTTGCATTGTAAGTCATTTCCTTAATCTTGGTATCGTGAATGTCAGTAATGTAAGCATATTGCACATTTGCATCTGGTACAAAGATATTAAAAAGCTCTCTCTTATCGCCCCAAAGTGCGTTCCATTTACCCATAATAACAAAACCGCCTTCTGCTCTTATTATTTCCAATAGGTCAGGTAATTGCTTTATACTCACCATGTTTAACGAAGTGCGTCCTGGAATATTAACAGGCTGATAGCATCTAATTGCGTGTATCATTCTTCCTCCAAAAATAGAAAAGGGTTAAATATTATAACTTTGCTTTGTTTTAATAGCTTCTTAGCTTTATTTGTTGAGTGAGTGTAAATACTGACTTCTTTTGGTTTGCTTGCTTCGATTAATAAGCTCATAATGCCCTTTTTACGTAGCTTTCCCTTTGTATAGGCATAATGGTAGACATTACCCTTTGAGAGTTCCTCATATACCAAATAAGAAAGGATAAGACCTGATTCATCCCCATATATGCTTATTCTTGTAGTATATTTGTTTAGTACCGTTTTGATCCTCTTTTCCACTTGTGGGCAGTAAATGGAGCTTGGTACACCTCTCCACATTGGGTTAGTGTCCCTACTGCTCTTGATCCAAGAGTGATAGATAAAGTCTAAATCGTTAAGGTTCCAATCACGTATCATTTATAGACTCTATTTGCTCAGGGGTTAAATCTAGCTCTTTTATAGCGCTCTCAATCTCAATATCTGACTTTTGCCCAAATAACTGCTCAACCTGAACCTTAGTAAGAACCTCCACTTGGTCTTTTTGGTCTGCATAGTGCTTACCTAAATGAATCATCATCTTTTCTGAGCCTTCATCAATTGCCTTCTCCCATTGCGCTCTTTTAAGAGAGGCTATACCGTAGGCAGAGAACTCCTTTATACATTCACCTAGAGGCTTTCCGTAATGCTCTTTACATATGTTTTGGAGAGTCTCTCTCCTATAACCTAATACGTGAGCAATCTCGTTACCTGTGCATTGGATAGAGCAAAGCCTTTCAAACTGTTGAGGGTTGAATCGTTTTCTGCTTGCCTTTACACCCACGTTTTTCCTTCTCGTAGGCTCTTTTTTTAATTTCGATTCTGATTCTTTGTCTTTCACTAGCTTTCATCCTTTCCTGCCATTTATCTATCTTTTTTGAGGCAGTATCCTCAAATACTTCTGGATTCTTTATAAGATCATCAACCAAGAAGTCTAAAACCAAAGAAATATTTACGGCTTGATGCAATGTTATTGCCCTATTCTGCGATATTACGTCGTTCCAATACGTACAATTACGCCCTGTATCCCGACTTAGTTCCCTCTTTGAGATACCTAAACACTTGATAACGTGTTCTACATTAGAAATAAAATTGCTTTGCCAATCGCATTTATACTTCCAATTTTTTTTTAAACCTTTTTCGCTCATAATGTTGCAATCCCATCTAAAGTATGGTTTAAAATAATCAGAAAGGCAAAGCGAATATGCGTTGTCAAACAAACGTTAATCATTACTAATAGGAGTTAGAATGAAACTACAAAAATCCCCTACATCAAACAGTACAAACCAAACAGTCCAAGCTCAATTAGCTTATGAGGTTTATGAGAGCTTTCTTGCTAATTACTCAAAAAGGTTAAACGAAATCATCAAAGAGCATGGCTGGAATGATGACGCTTCTTACTATTCAAAACAAATTGCAGATTATTCGGCCAAATTAGAAGCTCTTGATGCTTTACTTCTTAACTTCTCATCTTATAAGTAAAAAAGTAAAAAAGTTTATTTTTTTTGGGGCTGTCTATTGACGGCCCTTTTTTATTTAGATAGTGTACTCTTACAAGAAACAACTTAATAGGAGTTAAGTATGAATGAATTTGAATTAGAAGCATTACAAATCACCGCAGTACCTAAAGCATGCCCTTACTGTAAATCAGAACATAATGATCTTTACTACTCAAGACACCACAATGGCTTTATTTGCCAAGATTGTTGTTTAGAAGATTTAAGAGATATTGACGCTTAACATATTAATAATAGGAGTTATTATGAGTTTTTTAGAATTTAACCAAATTGAGACAGAATACCTAATTAGACACAACTTGCTTCAGGCTGAATGTGAATCTGATGTGTGCGAGTGTTGCGGAATCAGAAAAGAGCTAGAGCTAGAAACTGCTGATGATCTTGCTTTTTTTGGTTGTGATAATTGCGAGCTTCTTGACCTAATCGCCGACGATCAATTAGAATACATTACCCACCACTAGAATATTTGTTATTGTAGTTAGACGAAAGAGGGGAGTTTTTTGCTCCCCTTTTTTTATTGTGCCATATCTAAAGCTTCTGCTGCTGTCATATTTCTTTTAGGTTCGACGATATCGTAACCATTATATTTGAGTTTTTCTTCTTGAAGGTATAGTTCTTCTCTGCCTTTAAAGTCCTTATCTTCGTCTTTGAAGGATTCTTCTACTTTAGGCATATTCTCAGCTATACTTTTCCAATTGGGGCGGTCTGATGGGTTTAGAAGCATAATCTTCACGCCTTTTTGTCTTAGCAATGCCCTTCTCATATAGGCATTACCTCTGCCTTTTAGATCTATTGCTAGGCCAATCTCAGGGACATAGTAATCTACTTCGTATTGGGTTTTGGTATTGCCAATGTCCCTCGTCCAAAAAACATATTTCTTTATTGCTTTAAAGGGGCAACCATTTAAAATCACATCATCCATGCACATCTCCTATTTTTTTAGTTGAGCTAAAAATATTTCATAAAATCCCTATAATTACTAGGCCTTAAGTATCGAGTGAAGCTTGTAAGTGTTTGATAATTGCAAGGTTATGATTTTTGACTTTTCGTGACCTAACGATAAAATGCTCCCAGTGAGCGGCGAAAGCTCCATGCGAACGGCTGGGAAGCGTGTGGTAAGGGGGAAAAAGATTTTCTTCGAGTAATAATATATTCTTTTCTTCTTTTAGTTTAATATTCTCCATTTCGTATTCAGCACAATATTTTAGAACTACATAATTTTCAATAAATAAATCATAGACGGGCCTAACGCCCCTAGAGTGGGGGGCTGGCCCTCTGGATAGTAAAAATAAAAACAACTTTAACTAAACATTAATTGCTACAAATTAGTTAGGAGGTGGAGTGATAACTAATAGAAAGCAATGTAGGATCGCAAAGCTTACTTACTCAGCTACATAACTTGTTATTGGCGGCTTCAGCCGACATCCTGCCAATGAACTTCTGATCTTAAGGGTAACTATGCCCAAAATAAATCTAACGCTACAAGTAAATAATAATTAAAAAAAAGTATTGCAATCGTTTACTCAGCTTGATATGACTGATTCATAAACTCAAACAAAGGAAAGATGAGATGACAAAAAGACTAATTAGTAATGCAGATTATCACAATTCACCAGCAGTAGGATCAACTACATTAAAGACGATTGATAAGAAAAGTGTTTACCACGCTGTGAATCAAAAACTCGAGCAGACTGACGCTCTTTTATTAGGTCAGTTGTTACACGCTCTAATTCTTGAGCCTGAAACGGTAGAAGATGCTTATGCTGTAAAGCCAGTAGTAGATAGAAGAACAAAGTCAGGTAAAGCACTTTACGCTGAGTTTTTGGAAGAAGCCGAACTTAAGACTATTGTATCTAGTGACATCTGGAAGCAGGCCAATGAAATGGCCAAGGCAATCCTAGATAATCCAGTAACGGAAAACCTTCTAAGTGGAGGCGAGTCTGAGATGAGTTACTTTGCAAAAGATGCTTTAAATATCGAAAGAAAGTGCCGTTTAGATTACAGAAAAGGTAATACTATAGTTGATATCAAGTCTACTTTGGATGCCTCCCCACAAGGCTTCATGCGCTCAATTATGAAGTTTAACTATCACCTCCAAGCTGCCTATTACATGGACACAGTTAATTTAGAAGGAACCGATCAAGTTAATGACTTTATCTTCATCGCTGTTGAGAAAACTGCTCCATTTGCTGTTGGTGTTTACAGGTTAGATGCTCAGTCATTATTAGCAGGTAGAAAAAGATATGCGGCAGCCCTTACTGATCTTGCAGAATTTAAAGCAAGTGATAAGCCTTCTAAAGACTTTGGATATTCTAATGAGGTTGTAGACATAGAACTTCCTATTTATGAGCTTGAGGCCGCAGAACAGAAACTTGAGGGGGGTTTATAATGGCAAAAGAAATATGGAAGCCAGTTAAAGGTTTTGAAGGTTTATATGAAGTATCTAATCAGGGGAGAGTCCGCTCCCTTGATAGGACTTCAAAGTTTAAGAATGGGCATAGAAATATTAAAGGCAAATTCTTACGTCCAAGCACCAATAGGGGTTATGAAACTGTTGTTTTATATAAGAATAGGGAGAAAAATTTTTTTAAAGTGCATAGACTTGTTGGAATAGCATTTATCCCCAATCCTGATAATTTGCCTCAAATAAACCACATGAACGGCATCAAAAATGACAATAGATTAGCTAACTTGGAATGGATTTGTGCTAGTGGAAACGCTCTACACGCATTTAGGATGGGTTTAGTCCCAAGACCTATTGGAGAAAAGAATCCAGCAGCAAAACTAACAGAGTCTCAAGTTATTGAAATTAAGCAGCTTGTGGCCGAAAAAGAGCATTCCTACAGTACCATCGCTGGTATGTTTGGAATAAGTAAAAGCACAATTGCCCACATTGCCCAAAAGAGAAAATGGGCGCATTTATAATAGGAGAAAAAAATGAGTGAATTACAAAAGAATTTAGCAAAGATCCAAAGAGAACTCAAAGCACCAAAGAACCAAAGAAATAATTTTGGGAAGTACAATTATCGTAGTTGCGAAGATATATTAGAGGCTTTGAAGCCTTTACTCGCTCCCTGTGTATTAGTAATCAATGATGACATAGTTGCTGTTGGAGATAGAATCTATATCAAAGCGACTGCTACTATTTCTTTAAATGAAGAATCTATATCAGCTCAGGGCTTTGCTCGTGAAGAAGCAAATAAGAAAGGGATGGATTCCAGTCAATTAACTGGATCAACTTCTAGTTATGCTCGAAAATATGCGCTTAACGGATTATTTTGCATAGATGATAGCAAAGACAGCGATAGCACTAACAAGCATGGGTCTGATAAACCCGTAAATGCCTCTGCGAGCGATTCTATTGGGAAGATCGAGGATTATATCATCCCAATGGGTAAAATGAAGGGAAAGAGATTTAATGAGGTAGATAGGAATGACTTGATTGATTATTGTAAGTGGCTATCGACGCAAGAAGACTTGAATGACCAAGCTACTCACTTTATAAATAATGCACGCCATTTTTTGCGCAATAAAAACTAATAGGAGTTAGTATGCATAGAACCCATTTCCAAGTACAGATAGGTAGAATCCAGAGCTGTTTCAGAAACTTTGCAGAAGAACGAGTAGAGTTAATTTGGCTTAGATATAAAAATATTGAGAACGATGATTTTACTGAGGCAGTAAATGATATTATCGGAAACAATAACTTCACGCCTACCATGAAAGATTTTGATAATAGGCTAATGATGGCTAGGGCTGAGATGGAAGCGGAAAGCTTTACACCATGCACTATGTGTGATTCTACTGGAATTGTTGTTAGGTATGTAGTTCAAAAATGTCCTATGTCTGGCAAGCCTAAGCCTTACTCGTCTGCTTTTAGATGTAATTGTGAGAATGGAAATACAAGGATGGCCCATTATCCTACGCTTAGAGGTCATAAAACTATGAGCCATGACGAGTACAAAAAATGGGTAAAGTTAAGAGCTGAACACATAGCAAATAAAAGGAAGTCTGCGTGAAAAGAAAGTGCAGGCTTTGTTGTGAGTCCTTCTGGTGGAAAATCTCTGATGGCGATACCAGAAGGCTTTGCAAGTATTGTAAAGAAGTTGAAGATGTTTCATCAGGCAAAGAAAAGCGTAAGTGTCTTAGTTGTGACAAGCAATTTTGGAGTAAAAGCAAGGTTAATAGAGTTTGTAAGGCGTGTAAAAATAATCTGAATTGGCAATCTTAGGGGTATGTATGACGAATAAAGGAAGATTAGTTCTAGTGGTTAGAGGCGAAGAAAAGATAACCATAGGGCCTATTGATATTAAAGTTGCTGGAGTAGCAGGAAAAAATAAATTCAAGCTTATAATTCATGCTGATAAAGAACTTAAAATAGAAAGACCTGAACACATAAGGGACTACAATGAGTAAAAAGTTTGACCGCCATAAAATCAAAATGGATAATATGGAGGAAGTTAAGGATCTTAGGATTACGCAAATATTAAACCATTTAGGACACGCTGATGAGGTTTTATCAATGAGATTAGATAAGAAACTAGATAGAGTCTATGTTAATTATCTATTTGAAGGTAAAGAAAAGAAAAGTAGCTTTCCTAAGTTGAACCTTCGTGGAGGCATAGAAATTTATGGTTTTGTTAATTAGGATACTACTACTAGCAGTTATTGTTAGTTTGGGCGGTTGTGGTAAAAAAACCTGCCATGAAAAATATTATTACGATTGGAATGGCTATAGCTACATAGAGAGGATAGCAATTGAGTGCGAACGATGAATGATAAATATTCGCACTTCGGCTGGGTCTGCGTTTTACTTTATGTGACTTTTATATTCTCAATACTTTTTTACATGATAGCCGATTGGCTACTTACTTTATAAATGGAGGAATTATGAAAAAATTAGTTTTATTGGCGCTTATTTCGACGAGTGCATTTTCTGCTACTGGATTAAACAGACAGACTTGCACAACTGACACAAAGCCATCTGTGACAGATCCTACAACAAATGTCACTACAACGACTTCTGTTACTGTATGCCAGACTAAGAACTTCACTAAAGCTGAAGTAGCAGATGCTTTAAAAAAGCTTAAAGAAGCTCAACCTAAAGTAAAAGAACCTGTTGAAGATTTAACGTTGGCAAAAGATAAGGCCGATGCTAAGATTGTTAATCCTTAGAATTAGTACGCTAAGTAAAATCAAAAAATATGGCCCTCACTTAAATTAGAGATTGGTATGGCATTAATTAATAATTAATGGGGGTCATGTTTTCAAATTAAGCTCTGTCTTAGTTAAAGTAATATAAACTGTTACTTTTCTGGAAGCTAAGGCGGGGCTACTTTAATATATGATAAGGGGCAAACATAAAGCTTGGAGCAAAATAATCCCAATCTTTCTTTAGGTCGTATTCAGTCTCAGTACAGTCAAACTTACCTGTCAATCCTGTCCCAACCTTCTTGCACTTTCTATGATAGATAATTAAAGGCTTATCAGTTCTTAGCCTGTAATACCTTTGATCTTTTGCAAGAGGGTCTGTAGAGACTTTTGTTAAATCAGCACATGAAATAAACAGGCAGAGGAAAAAACTCATCTTAAGAATCATTACAAAATAAGGAATTTTTTTTTCGTCATTAGATTTCATTCTTACCCCCTGCCTTTTCTCAATTGCTCGATAACAGTATCTAGGAGAAGTTCCTTACGTTGCCTCATTAAAAGGATTCTATCAAAATCCGCATCGGCCTTTTTTAATTCTGTTTCGTAAGCATCAAGAAATTTAAAAAAACTATCCATCCTCTTTTGTTCTTGTGTCGGCATATTAGAAAGAAGCTTATTTAAAACTCCTGCTACTTCTGTGGCTAGTTTAATGATTGTTGCTGTCTCCATTTAAGTCCTCTACAGTTTTTTGAGTTAGTCTGATAAACCTCTCAGCATCAAACTCTTTTTCTGCCATCTTAGAAATATAGGCCCTAATCTCTTTTTCAGATAAATAATCGTCTTTGAGCTTAAGGCCGTTATTTACTCTGTCTCCGTCACTCACCCTTCTTCGCCATCAATCTTGTCTACGGCATCCATAATCGCCTTCTCCGCCAAGTCAATTAGAGGTAATGCCATATCATCATATTTATTTTCTGTGACCTTTACGATTGCTTTAATCGTGTTTAGAGCGTTCTCTACTAGATCCTTTACACTTTCTTCTGCTAGGTCTAGTCCTTCTGCTTTTAGTTTGTCTTTTAGTTCTTGATCCATTTTATATCCTTTTGTTATTAGTCTACGATTACCAGAATACATACATCATTTGTAAAGCCTGCTGAATAGTTATTCAGCCACAAATCGTTAGTGGAGTCTGTAAAGCCTTGTTGAAAATCTTCAAATCTGCAAGAGCTGAAATGATCTATAATATTCTGATTAATATTGTTACCCACATTACCTGTTTTCAATGCTGGTTCATCTATTCTAAAAGCATTATTGAAGCCACTATTAACGTAAAAACTAATAACTTTAGAATGTGCCGCATCCCCGGTAGCAGAGTAGCTTCTCATCATCATTCTAACTGTGCATCCATCAGTATCAGCACAAGCGGCTGTCCATTGAGAATCTGGAACCACCGTTGAGATACCATCACCGTTGGCCGTATAAACATATTGTGTACCAGCTCCACCGCCAGATAAAGGAGTTGCCCAACCTAATTCGACATCATTAGTGTTAGGGTTATTTATAGATACTACTTCTAGAACTTGTCCTGTTATTGGGTTGCCAGTTGGTAAGATGATATTTTTATCAACAGTAACATTTGCTGGTGCACTAATAGATAGTTTATTTGAGTTATCCTGATCATGGAGAGTTACCTTTGCAGACCTGTTAATGGCACCGCTTAGTCCTTTTATGGTTAGTTCGCCCATCTTTAGCTCTGTTGCCAAGGACATGGTTGGGTTAAGACCACCATCATTAGGATCCTCTAAGTAAGTTCTAAATAAACCCTCTGATAAGGTCTCGTTAGCTTCATTGGTAAATAACCAAGCCAATTGAACTGCTGGCCTCATAGCGACAAAGCCCGGAGTCTGTGAAAATAAAGAAATGTATCCACCATCACCATCAAGAGCTCCGCCAGCCGATGACTCAGAATCGAACTTAGCAACCTCACTAAGGCCGTTACCCTGTACATAGTATCTGGAAACGGTAAGGACAGGTTGCTCTTGCGTCCATACATCCCCTAGGTGATCTAAAGGACGCATACGAGTGCTACGGGAATTAATTTGAAGTGAAACGTCCCTCAGTTTCATAACCGGATTATCTACTGTCCTCGCTCCTTGAGAACCAGTATAAAAATTAATCTCATCAAAATCAGGACCTTTATCTACTGTGATATAAGTATCACCATCAGCATCTATGATACTATCGGAACCTGCAGCACTATCTTCCCAAGAGTCTCCATCCCAAACTTGTAGCTTGTTATCTGTTGTATTGAAATAGAACTGTCCTTTATCATCAGTAGAAAGTAAATTACCTAAACTATCATTAGTCGGGGCCGTCGCTGCCGTAGGTATGTTTAAACCTTCTTGAGTAGAGGTAGTCGAACCAAAGCTAGTATCATTAACTGTGATACTTCCATCAGAGATAGAGGATGATCCAATATTGGTTAATGAAGACCCATCGCCGCTAAAGACCCCACTACTTAGAGTGAATCCACTAGAATCAATCACACCAATTTCAGTTCCATTAGCATCAAAACGAATAGTATCATCGTCAGCAGTTTCTTCCACTTGGATCTGAGTATCACCATCAGCATCTCTGATTTCATCAGCAACTCCAGAAGGAGTAACCCAATTTAAATTCCCAGAAGCATCTGACTCTAGGATCTGGCCTGCTCCTGTTGGGCCTGCTGTTGGTAAAGTGATGTTGTAATTGGCCGTTAAGCCTGTAGGAGATTTTACTGCTACAGAGAAAGCAGAATTAGTACCACCAAACAAGTTAATACCTGCCTGATCACTTACCTGATTATAAATATCTAATAGGCCATCATTAGTTGAAAAAGTAATATAACTTATATCTGTGCCATCATTCCAATTAAACTGAAGATTACCTGAATCAAAAACACCAGTGTAGATTCCTGGAGTGACCCCTAGTTGCCAAAATAAAGCGTCTGAATCTGTACCTACACCATTTTGTTGAGTAGTGAAGTATGTGTCTGAATCTTCATCTCTTATTTCAAAGCTTGAGCCTCCGCCTGCAGGTGGATCTACCCAACTAAGTATAGCAATGGCATCAGCAGTAGCGTCTGATTGTAGTATCTGGTTTGCGCCAGGAGGAGCAGCAGGTAGCTGTATCGAATATTCAGTAACATCTACTTGAGGAGCACCTAGTTTTATAACATTGTTTTGAAGTCCATCAGGTTCTTGAAATGCAATAGTAGGTGATGTGCCGCCAGAGCTAGGCCTTAGAGCGAACTGGCCGCCATTCGTTTGACTCCATATTGCCCGTGCACCACCTGTAAGACCAACATTCATTATTACTTGATCTGTTACTTCATCAGTATCTACCCAAACAGCACCACCATCTGTTATTCTAGTAGTATCCCCGCCACCGGCCGGCAAGTTACCTATCTGTACTTTCTTCTTATTATTACTATCGGCAGAGTCTTCTATAATTAAAAGATCTGCACTTACAGGAACGGCCTTTTCAGTTAAGGCAGCTATCTCGCCAGCAACATTACCATGAATAGCATCTGCATCTGCACCCAAGGAAACAATTGAGGCTACAGTAGCGTGTTTAAGATTCCCAGCATCTGCTTGATCTTGAATCAAAATAATATCTGCAGTTGTAGGAGTAGTTTTTATTACTGTTTTTGTAGTAAGTTCATTGGCCACATCATGGAAAGCAGTTGTGTCTGTTCCAGGCCCACCCTCGATGTAGTTGGAAACATCTATAGTACCTGCTAAAGCTGCGCTCCAATCTATATGCTCATTGGCCACAAAGTTAGTAAGAGCATCGTGGTCTATAGTTGCATTAAGGTTAGCAAACGTAACAGACCTTTTAGCATTAGTATTTGCAAGACTTTCTATAACTAAGAAGTCATCTGCTGCTGGTATGGTTTTCGCTGTAAGAGAAGCAAACTCTCCGTTAATATCTCTATGGAAAGCAGTTGTATCTGTGCCTGGGCCACCCTCTACATAGTTAGAAACATCTATCGTTCCTGCCCCTGCCAAAGTCCAATCTATATGTTCATTAGCTACAAAATTAGCAAGAGAATCATGGTCAATAGTTCCAATTGTAATACTCTTTTTAGCATTTGCAGCCTCACTATCTTCTATAACAAGAAGGTCAGCAGCTACTGGTAAAGCTTTCAAAGTAATACCTGCTATCTCTCCAGCAGCATCAATATGAATTGCTGTAGCATCACCACCACCCGCAGGAATAGTAAGCCATTCAGTACCATTCCAATAATTCAAAAAGTTCGTAGTTGTATTGTATATCAATGAACCTGTTGCTGCTGTTAAGCCATCTCTGACTACTTCAGTAACATTCCATGGCCCTGCAATCCATTCTGAATTTGTAGAGTCCCAACTTAAAATCTGACCAGCGCTAGGAGCAGCAGCATTTACATCTGTTAAGTCATTTAAAGGTAAAGCACTTCCAGAGGCCGTCACTGATATAGAAATGGAATCTCTAGGTCCTATAAACTCCCAAGTGATTCCATCAT